AAGCAGCTCATCGCCGCCTGGGCGGACGACCCGGTCCTCTTCGTGAAGACCGCGCTCGGCGCCACGCCCGAGGCGTGGCAGGCCGAGGCGCTCGAGGCGGTGCGCGACCACGACAAGGTGGCGATCCGCAGCGGCCACGGCGTCGGCAAGACGACCTACCTCGCGTGGCTGGTGCTCTGGTTCCTCATGACCCGCCACCCGGCGAAGATCGCCGCCACGGCGAACACGGCGCATCAGCTGTCTGACGTCCTGTGGAGCGAGATCGGCAAATGGCACCGCCGGATGCCGGAGGTGCTGCGGCGGCTGCTGGAGGTGAAGAGCGACAAGGTCGAGGTGGTCGGCGTGCCGGACAGCTTCGCGGTGGCCCGCACGGCCCGCCGCGAGCAGCCCGAGGCGCTGCAGGGCTTCCACAGCACCAACATGCTGTTCGTCATAGACGAGGCCTCCGGCGTCGACGACCTGGTCTTCGAGGTCGGGCAGGGCGCGATGTCGACCGCCGGCGCCAAGACCGTGATGACCGGCAACCCGACCAGGACGTCGGGCTATTTCTACGACGCCTTCCACCGCATGTCGGCCAGCTGGAAGACCATGCGGGTCGGCTGCGCCGACAGCACGCAGGTCTCGGCGGGCTTCCTGGCGGAGATGGCGCAACGCTACGGCGCCGGCAGCAACGTCTACCGGGTGCGCGTCGAGGGCGAGTTCCCTCTCGCCGACGACGACAGCGTGGTGCCGGCGCATCTGATCGCCTCTGCGATGGACCGCGACATCGAGCCGTCGCCGACCGCCCCGATCATCTGGGGCCTCGACGTGGCGAGGTATGGCGACGACCGATCGGCGCTGGCGAAGCGCCAGGGCGAGAAGCTGCTCGAGGTCCGGACGTGGCAGGGCGCGGATCTGATGGAGACCGCGGGGCGCGTCTACAACGAGTACCAGGTCTGCACGTTCAAGACCCGGCCGGCGGCGATCTACGTCGACTCGATCGGCCTGGGCAGTGGCGTGCTCGACCGCCTGCGCGAGCTCGGGCTGCCGGTGCGTGGCGTGAACGTGAGCGAGGCGCCGGCTGTCGGCGAGCGCTACCTGCGCCTGCGCGACGAGCTCTGGTTCCGCGTGCGCGAGTGGCTCGAGGCGCGCTCGTGCGCGCTGCCGAAGGACGAAGAGCTGGCGGCCGAGCTCGGCACGCCGCGGTTCAAGATCCTGTCGACCGGCAAGCTGAAGGTCGACTCGAAGGACGAAATGAAGAAACGCGGCGGCAAGTCGCCGGACCGCGCGGATGCCGTGTGCCTGACCTTCGCGGCGAACGGCGCCGCGTTGTCGACGGGCTCGAGCGGCGCGTGGACGTGGAAGAAGAAGCTCGAGTACGCGCCGGGCGCGTGGATCGTGTGAGGGACTGATGTCTGCAGCATGGACGCGCAAGGCGGGCCAGAACGCGAAGGGCGGGCTCAACGCGAAGGGCCGCGCCAGCTACAAGGCCGAGACCGGCGGCACCCTCCGGCCGCCGGTGAAGGCTGGCGACAACCCGAGGCGTGCGTCGTTCCTGGCGCGCATGGGCGCGATGCCCGGGCCGGAGCGCGATGGTCAGGGCCGCCCGACGCGCCTGCTGCTGTCGCTGCAGGCCTGGGGCGCCTCGTCGAAGGCCGATGCTCGCGCGAAGGCGCGGGCGATCTCGGCGCGGAACGCGAAGGGTAAGTGATGGACATCCCCGGCGTGCAGATCGAGATCGAGACCGGCGAGGACGATGCCGCTCCCGCGTCCACCGAGATGATGGACGACGGCGAGCTGCAGTCCGTCCTGCGCGCGGAGTTCGATGACGCGCGCGACTACCACACCAACCAGCTGGGCAACGAGCGCCAGAAGGCGGGCGACTACTACCTCGGCGCCAAGTTCGGCAACGAGCAGGAAGGCCGCTCGTCGGTGGTGTCGACCGAGGTCGCCGACACGATCGAGTACGTCATGCCGTCGCTCATGCGGATCTTCGCGTCGACCGACGAGGCGGTGCGGTTCATGCCGCGCGGGCCGGAGGACGTCGAGGCGGCCGAGCAGGCGAGCGAGTACGTCAACTGGGTTCTGAACAACGAGAACGCCGGCTTCACGATCCTGCACAACTGGTTCAAGGACGCGCTGCTCAACAAGATGGGCGTGGTCAAGTTCTGGTGGGACGAGAAGGTCGAGACGTCGACCGAGGAATACGAGGGCCTGAGCGATCCCGAGTTCGCGCTGCTGGTGAGCGACCAGGCGGTCGAGGTCGTCGAGCATGAGCAGAAGGTGCTGCAGGCCGCGGTCGTCGATCCGATGAGCGGCGTGATGGTGTCGCCGCAGATCGTGTCGCACGAGGTGACGGTGCGCCGCCGCCGCAAGTACGGCTGCATCAAGGTCGACAACGTGCCGCCGGAAGAGTTCTTCGCCAACAAGCGTGCGCGCTCGCTCGAGGACGCGCGCTTTGTCGCGCATCGCGTCGAGATGACGGCGTCGGACCTCATCGCGATGGGCTACGACCGCGACCTGGTCGAGAGCAAGGCCGGCGCTACGTCCGACCTCGAGACCGACGCCGAGCGCAACCGGCGCTTTGCCGACCTCGCGAAGAACGATCCGGCGGATGACTCGCAGCGCACCGTGCTCGTTACCGAGTGCTATGCGCGCGTGGACTACGACGGCGATGGCATCGCCGAGTTGCGGCGGATCGTGTGCTTCGGCGAGGACATGGAGGTCGCGGCGAACGATCCGTTCGACCACATCCCCTTCGCGGTGGTGTCGCCGATCCTGATGCCGCACAAGCTGGTCGGCCGCTCGCTGGCCGAGCTCGTGATGGATCTTCAGCTCATCAAGTCGACGGTGCTGCGCCAGCTGCTCGACAACCTCTACCTCTCGAACAATTCGCGCGTGGTCGTGGTCGACGGCCAGGTGAACCTCGACGACCTGCTGACCAACCGCCCCGGCGGGATCGTTCGATCGGCGGCGCCGGGCATGGTGTCGCCGCTGTCGGTGCCGCAGATCGGGCAGCAGGCGTTCGGCATGCTCGAGTACCTCGACGCCGTGCGCGAGCAGCGCACCGGCATCAACCGGGCGTCGATGGGCCTCGATGCGGACAAGCTGCAGTCGACCACCGCGATCGCGGTGCAGGCGCAGATGTCGGCGTCGCAGGGCAAGATCGAGATGATCGCGCGCGTGTTCGCCGAGACCGGTATGCGCGCGCTGTTCAAGGGGCTGCTGCATCTGGCGACCAAGTACGAGAACCGGCCGAAGATCATCCGCCTGCGCGGCAAGTTCGTGCCGATGGACCCGCGGAACTGGAAGACCGAGTACGACGTGAGCGTGAATGTCGGTCTCGGCACCGGGCAGACGCAGGAGCGCATGCAGGCGCTGATGATGGTGCTTGGCAAGCAGGAGCAGCTGCTGCAGCAGCTCGGCCTGCAGAACCCGGTCGTGTCGCCCAATCAGTACCTCAACACGCTCAAGCAGCTGGTGCAGCTTGCCGGCTTCAAGGACAGCGGACAGTTCTTCGCGGCGCAGATCGACATGCAGGCGATGGCGCAGCAGCAGGGCGAGAAGCCACCGTCGCCGGCCGATCTCGAGATGGCGAAGGTGCAGGCCAAGGTGCAGGCCGACCAGGCGAAGGCGGCGAACGACATCAAGATGGCGCAGGCCAAGCTCGCGGCGGAGATCAAGCTGCGCGAGGCCGAGCTCGCCGCTGAGATGGCGCTGAAGGAGCGCGAGCTCTACATGAACCCGCGCGCCTCGACCAACATCGCGAGGCCAAGCTGATGCCCGTGTACGGCCTTCTGTCGACGCCGCCGTCGGTCACCCCGAATGCGTCGACGAACCGCCAGTTCCTTGACCAGTACCTGCGCGAGTACGACCGGCTCGAGCGCGACTGGATGTCTCGCATGCAGCCGGTGCAGTACCCCGCTGGGCGGCCATACGCGGCCGGCCCGTTCTCGCAGATCACGCCCCCGGCGCCTGCCGAGCTCGCGCCGCCACCATCGGCGTTTGCGCCGCAAGGCGGAGCAGGCGGTCCTGGCAGCATGCCGGGCGGCCCGATGGGCGCGGCCGGTCGCAACCCCGGCAATGCGTTCGGCGCGTCGCCGATCGGCCGCGGGGTCGGCATAGGGCTGACTGCAGCCTCGATGCTCGGCGGGCCGATCGGCTGGGGTGCCGGCATGGCTGGCCTCGGCATGGCCGCGAACAACATCGCCGCGAACCAGGCCATGCGCGACTTCTACGGCTTGCCCACGATGTCGTTCGGCCAGCAGCTCGGCGGCCTGTTTGGCGGCGGCCTGCTCGGCGCGCTCGGCCTTGGCAACGCCAGCGGCCTCGGCATCACGCCCGAGACGGCGCAGGCGGCTTTCGGAGCGGCCGTTGACCGCGGCATGAACACGACCTCGATCGCCGACGCCGCGCCGATCGGCTCTGGCCTCGCCGGCATGTTCGGCGGGACCGGCTACGGCTACGGCCCGGGCGAGAGCCCGGCCAGCGTCGACATGACCGGCGGGCCGTCCCCGGCCGGCGGCGGCTTCAGCGCCGGCACCGGCGAGCAAGATCCGAGCGGCGCATGGTGAGCGTCGACAAGGTCCGCCTCGAGGCGGAGCGCGGCGCCAAGGCCGACGCGCTCATGCGCGACCCGCTGTGGTCCGAGACGTTCGACGCGCTCGCCGCGGGCTACGCCGAGGCCTGGGCGGCCACGGCGCCGTCTGACGCCGCGAGGCGCGAGGAGATCTACCGCCTGCAGCACGCGCTGCGCGCGGTGAAGAAGCACATCGAGCAGGTAGCCGCCGGCGGAAGGATCGCCGTGCGCGAGCTCGACGAGCTGAAGGCGCGGCGCTTCCGCGTCTTCTGAGGGGAGGCTGAGACAACCCGCAAGGGATCTCGCCACTACACACGAGCACACACATGTCGACCAGCACCAACCCCGGCGAGGGGAGTGCGCCGATCAGCCTCGACCAGGCTGCATCTCTCCTGCTGTCGCGCGACGCCCCTCCTGCGGAGGACAAGCCGAGCGAGGCGGCCACCACCAGCACCGACGACACGCAGCCTGCAGACCAGCCGAGCGGCGAACTCGAGGACGCCGCGACCGGTGAGCAGCAGGCAACGGATGAGCCGGCACCGCAGCCGACGCAGCCCGAGCAACCGACGTTCTCCGTCCGCGTGGACGGCCAGGAGCAGAAGGTCACGCTCGACGAGCTGCTGAACGGATACCAGCGGACCGCCGACTACACCCGCAAGACGCAAGCGATCGCGGAGC